ACACGATAATCAACGAAGGTAAATGACATATCTTGATTTGCCTGCTTGTAACGTTCCATTTGGTCGGTTGCTCCGTAGAAGATGTAATCAGCACAGAACTTAAGATCATTACGAACAATGTTCATTTCCTGATTAGGTCCCTGACCAGCAGCGATTTGGAGACGATAGTCCTTAGTCGGTTGGAAAGTAAGTTCAATATTAATTGCTTCATCCATCATGTATAGTGGGAGTTGGTTCACTTTAAGGAAAGGGAATAGATCACTTAAATCTAACTGATACGTCGGGCATTCATCAGAACTTAAATGAGTAAACTTCGCCCAGTTAGGCGATTCAATATCATTAGCATCATCAGGTTCCATACCATTGTCAAGTAAGACTGATGAAGCATTTACATTAGATCCATCATTGTATGCGAAACCTTTATTAAATACACGACCAGTTGTGTATTGTTCACGTTCTAACTGAACTTCATTAGTAATCAAAGATGATTTAATAGCAAAAAGACCTGCCCATTCATCTAATTCATTCAAGACCTTATTACCAACCTTGAATACTGCTTTCTTGATAACTTGTCCGATACCTACATGTGGAGGAACATATCCATCAGTTACTGATGCTGCCGGTTGTAATGAAATAAACAATTTTGAGTGGGAATGAAGGAAACCTTTGTTCTGTAAGGTAAATCTAGTGAATCCATCACTAGTCGTTCCACCCTGATTGAATACGACAGGTTCAAGTAAATCGGTTTCAACCTGCTGAATATAGTTCACGGGGATTTGATCTAATTTAATAAAGTTGGGGATTACTTCGTTAGTTGGGGATGAGGCGCTGCTATCTACTTCCATGTTTATGATAAATTAACATAATAAAATTATCATATGTAGGATAAAAAATTACAATAACATTAGAAAACAAAATTACATCATTGGATTAATTGGACTCCGTTAGGAGAGTATACCAATTGTGCCTTCGCCTTGACAAAGATGAATACACCAGTAGGACTATCTATGAGTTTCTCGCTGTCAATGGATACACCGAACTGCTCCGTAGAAAAGTCTTCTCCTGCTCCACCAATACCATAGCGGACACCGAGTGCCATAACAGATCCACCTTCTGCGATGTTAGAATATGATGTTTCAGTAGCAGCAGTAGTTAAGTTGTATTCCCTGTTCATGTTAACTGGGGAAATAGCATATTTACCCATAGATCCTTCAGGAACAATAGCATCATATAATCCCTTTACAATCTGGGGATCAGGTAGAGTTACATTAGCATCAGTAACAAAGTTATTGACGAAATCAAAGTCGGCAGGATATTTAGAACCGCCTTTGAGGAACTGAACTCTCTTGATTTCAGCAATATCAGTAACACTTGTCTTACCTTGGGGATAAGTAGTTGGCGTGCTATCAGCAGTAATAGTATTAATATGGTTCACAGGGCAGAATGTCATAAATGCCGATAGAACATTACGGAGCGCAAGATTGTATTGAAGTTGTGCGTTCGTTGAATTAATAGATGTATACAATGAAGTAATCGTATTGAATTCATATACACCTGATGCTTCGGGTGGCGATCCAGCAGGAATATCCATTACTTCACACGTAAGTTTAAGGTTGGATAACTGGTAATGCGCATCTTCAACATTCAAAGAAGATCCATTTGTAGCATACATTACATTTACATCGGGTTGAAGCAAGAATTCTAACTGAACTCCACCGAAGGCATCTTGACGAAGATTTACCATTTGACCCGATTGAAGGAAACCACATGGCACGTGGAAAGAGAAAGAGTTGGATTTACTTGCGTTTGCTGGCGATTCCATAACATTCTTACGGAATGCTTCGGCATTCGGGTAAATTAGGCATGTTGATTGAAGGTGTCCCATCTGATCTTGAAGGGACGAAGTAAGAGCGAGGTAAGAGTTCATAAATTTGGCATAGTGGCGAATGTTTTCACAGATCAAAGCAGACTTCTGTGAACGGATAGTAAGACTATCAATAATGTTGTAGATACCAAGACGATTGTTCATAGTAAGGTTATCACCAGCACGAACTGGTGTTGGGTTATTAAGGTTATCCTTGAATACCTTGAAGTCACCAACAATACGCACACTTCGGGGATCTAGTAAACCTTCTTGGGCAGATATCGTAAATGAAAGAACAGGAAAACCATTTTTGAATGAAATAATCCCATCGGCGGGAATGTTATCAGGGCGGATCTCTATATATCTTGATGTCATTTTACAATGTATTTATATAAGATTCATAAATATTAAATTAATAAAAAAACTTTAGAACTGAACATCTACACCGCCTTCCCTTATCATTAGGCGACGCAAGTGGAATACATACGAGTTAAATAACTTCCCTTTTGTAGGAGCATCACTCTCATTGTATTTCAGGATTACAGCAAGGTCCGTTCCACGAAGATCAGCAGCACCATTCAGGACACCAAAACCTCTACCAAAGCAGAAGTTATCTTGGAAAGAACTGAATGATTTAGGAGTAATACCAGCATTTTCAAGGCACTTCTCAAGTTCATATAAATGGAAACTATCAATAGATTTCTTTGTAGCAATCTTCTTTAATGATACTTCCCTTGATGGGACACGACGACCATTCATAGTATACTGAACACTTGATAGTCTGTCGCTGATACCAGTGTATCCACTACGATTACTTACAATAGATCCATCCTGTGAATCCTTTGTAAGAGTTGATGTATTTGATACAGCAGTTCCTTTGATTTCATATCCTGTCTTACCACTGATCCTATCAGCGGAGTTGTAGACTGACGAGTCCGTTGGGACAACAAGTAACGACTTCGCTCTTGAATTGTTGGCGAAGATCTGGAAGGTTACTTGACGATCAGTTGAAAGTATACTATGTTTATAATTAGTAAGACTCATAATATCAAACTCTATTGCTTTACCTTCCCGAACTTTATTTAACATACCCTGTTCATATCCTGGATCTAAATGAACCTGCGATACAACAAGATTTACATTGGATAGAGTGTATGAAGCATCAAATGATGTTTCCTTCTCAATCGCAGTTGAATACAAAGCATGATCCCCATTTGAAATATTATATCCATTGTTCCCACATCCATGTTTTATCTTGATTTCAATAAGTCCAGCACCATCGTTCGCGAGTGTTGAAAGATTGACTTCCTCTATTTCTAATGATTCCGTATGCCCACCAGTAGCAAGTAATGTAGATACAGAAGCATTGTTATCAAGTCTACAAAAGTTAAATGTTTCTCCAACAACCATCGGGAACTGATCAACAGATGTAATGTTATTATCGGTTGTAACATATATGGATGCTCCGTTGCTTAATGTCCCCCCGTTGGCGAAGGCATCAGGAACATCGCTGCCATTCAGCGAATGGAAATGTGGTAGCAATTTAGTTCTAATACTTCTGTTTACACTATCTAACTGCTTCAAGACTGAAGGAGCATCATTTAGATCAATTTCAATGTATAATCCCTGTGTCATCATAAGAGGGAAGATAGTTTCACTATTACCAAAAATTCCAGTGTGGATTGGAAGGTTCATCTTACAGGTAACAAAATCAGCATCAGTAAATGAGGCGTTTTGATTACCAGTCGTTCTCTTGAAATAAGGATTAGTTAATGTATTTGCCATAGGTGTTTGGGAAGTTCCCTGATTACCACGATTTCCAGGTTGATGAACAGCAGCACCTTCACGAAGTGCCCGCCAGTTATCTAAATTCTTATCTTTATCGTAATCATACTTAACACTTACATATGTATCATATGATGATACTTCTTCAAGTAAATTGCCCCTAGTTCCGTCATAGATACGGATATTCTTGATTAAAATAGATCCACCGACTTTATCTAACTGAAGACGGGTAGGATGGGTTACACCAGCAGGTAGTTTAATTTTGAAATCCGCTTGAAGGTAAGTTTCGCGTCCATCCATGAATTTAGTTCCAGCATCTACATACAACTGGATCTTCTGTCCTGGGGAATATTCAAGTCCATTTTCTGATGGAATTGATATTTTAGTTTCACCAACTCTAACATTGTCATCTGCTCTCCAATACAAACTCATTTTAGATTTAACAATATTAAAATTAACATAAAGAAAAAAAAATTTTATTGTGTTCGTCCCGTAACTTGTGTCGGTGCCGCCCCTGACCCCACACCCTGTTCTAACTGCGATTGCTCCTGTGTTTCTGCGTCTTTTTCCTTCGTCCCTTCAGAAACCTGTTCACTTGCTATATCAGTTACTCCTGCCGTTACATCTAATATACCTCCCAGTAATTTAGCAGGTGGGAATGCCATACCAACAATATCACTTACCGCACCACCAATCTGTAATACATTACCTATCTTTTGCCCAGTGTTCATAGATGCCCAACCACCAGACTTGAAATCACTATATAAATCTTCGCCGATAATACCCGCTGCCGCGATACCAGTTGCTCCCTTACCTGCCATGTCTAATCCTTCTTCAATCGCCCCTTTACCTACACCAGTCACTCTTGATATACCCGATTTAATAGTTCCACCAAGACTTGTATCGGTTTCCGCAAGACTTTCTCCACTTGTTACTTCATTACCCGCTCTATCATAATCCTTGGCAGTAACTTGAATATTACTTGTATCAACAGTCTCAACACCACCACCAGTTTTTACACCTTTACCGAACAATCCTCGTGCTTGGTTTCCGTCAGTTAAGTCTTCTCCCGCAGTAGCACCACTCTGTGTATTAGTAGCACCCTGCGTTGGATTAGTTCCACCACTCTTTCCCGCTCTCCAATCTTGATATGCTTTTATCTTGTCAGGCATACCAGTTCCGCCCCATAGACCCTGTGCCGTCTGGATACCCTGCTGTATTGTCGCCTGCGTTTTAATACCTCCCTGTATACTTGCTAACTGCTCCCCAAGATCAGAATTATGTTGTTTTATACGTTCATTCAAATCGCTGACTTCACGGCGTCGCGAAGCACCAAGTTGTATTGCTTGCGTATCTCCACTATACAAATCCATTTTTGTATTAATAGTTATTTTATTTCATATGATAATTTTATTAATTTAATCTTCGCGGTTTCCTTGCCATATTACATCTTCAAAGTTTTGTATCACTCTCGCGGGATTTGATTGTAAATCAATCACCATATACTGATATGGTTTACTATGTATCTGGTCATACAATTGATTGAAGTTCTGTTCACCACCCACCATAGGACCATACTCTTCAGCAACCTTTTCTCGTTCTTTCATGTTCTGTAAACGACATACGATTACATTCGTAGCATTGTTACGGATAAGACCACTCACAGCACGGAATGACTGCGTAGCAATTACATACATATCTATGTAGTGGCGAAAACGAGTCGCGAAAAATGATACAGCATTAGATTTACTGAAATCTTGTGTCAATACATCATCTAATACAAGAGCATATGTAGGTCGTAATTCATCTTCGTATTCGCTCTGCGTCCTTTTGATATCGTCAATAATTTTATCACTATACTCGTCACTACAATCAAAATACTTGGATAATATCTTACCTTTATGATCTGTATGTAATGTTGTTGATACTATCCTCACAGTGTCAAACTTATCCTTATACATTTCAGGATTACAGAAGAAGTTCGTAAGTAGATTTGACTTACCGCTTCTGACACTACCAATTACAAGTGTTAATGAAGGCATCTGTGGTAGGTTCTCGTGGATATCATCAAACTTACTATCTGGGGGAGGATCGCGCACTTTGAATATCTGGGGACCTTTTGCTTTCTTTGGCATTTACATATACATACATTTTATTCTTTCTTCAATAACAATTGGTATTCATGTAATACCTGCTTATACCCTTGCTTCATTAAATACGGTATACTTAAATGTCCTTTTGAATTCAAAAGTGTATTCGTTACTGGTGTATCATCAATCAGTATCAATGATTTATCACTCATTAAATCCTTTTCAATTACCAATTTAGCATCTTCAAAATGAACCTTACACGCTTCAATTCCACTCTCCAAATGATCCATATACAATAGATCTATCTTCTCGTTAAAGTTAGATAAGAACTCAGTTGATGTCATTTGATGGATACTTACTTGCGGTATATGACCACATACTACTTTACATACACTTACCGCCTGTTCACATGGATCTACACTATATATCTTAAAATTGTATCCTTCCATATTATCTGCGAATAATCTTGTAAAGAAACCATCAGACCACGCCCACTTTGAAGGATCATCTGGATACCAAGAACGTGTATCGCTTGATATACCCCACGACTTAAATGATCGTGATGTCCCCAATTCAACTATATTGAACGTCTTTGTTTCATCAATGTTATCATGTATCCACTTCATTGTTTCGCTGAATGTATTAGTTCGTTGTGCTAGGTATTCTAGGTATTTCATCGTGTATGCTTTTATTTAACCTATATTTGTTTTTGAAGGTATTTAACGTATCAATATTATCATTTAGGTATTTGTATGAACCCATGTTACTCCCAAACACATTGTTCTGATGTAGAGCATCACTTGTAAATCCATATTGTTGAGGATTGATATATCTACGACCTTGTTGTATCGCTTCCTTTTTAGGATAAATATTGGATATAATAAAATCGTCCCCGAGGAAACTTGCTTGTAAATACTTTGATACTTCATCATCTTGTTTGAAATTAAAATGCTTGTAAAACATTACATACCATAATATGAAGTCGTCTAACTGGTCTACATCAAAACATATACCACCATACCCTTCACATACATCACACTTCCCTTCCACAATATTGTATTGTTCATTTTCAAAATTAAATCCAGAACCTGTTGTAATATTATCCTTAGTCTTATTATTTACTAAATCATAAAAGAGGTCTGGGTGGTAAGTCGTATCATCATCAATTATGATAATTTTATCATACTTGTTGTGTTGTAATTTGGAAACTAGTTTGAATGCTCCAATTAATTTACAGATTGGTCCAAAATCATTTATAATGTTAAAAATTATCCTTTTGTTAGATTTTGAGAGTTTAATGAGTTCCTTTGATATTTTGTATTTACCGAATCGCTTATATTCCACACATACGTTAATAATAAAATACTTATAACGTAAATGCGTAGTGTTTTTAATTATATGAACTAATTTATCCACTCTGGGTGGTATCGTAGAACATGATAGAATAAATCCCATTTAAAAGAACATATTATTTTATTTTTAAATTAAAAGCAGGAGTCGTATGGGTTAATTAATCTTCCATTGGGATGTCTTGCCCGATATCCAGTTTGTGGACGTAACTTATGTATTACTTCTTGCTTTTCCCTTTCAATTGCTTCCGCCTTACGTTTCTCTTCCTTGCGTTGCTTACGCAGGACTTCATATTGTGCGATAGCATTGAATGTTGCCTGCTCCATATCGTCCTTTGTATATCCACCTTTCTGCGGAGGTTCAACCGCCACCTTCATAGGTG